GGAAACGATTACGCCGCCGGAGAAATAGTTAAGACTAGGCCAATAAAATCAGACGCTAGGCTGTTAGGATACCGTTATTTAAAAGATATCGAAGAGATCGCAAAATGGAAGGCATAAGTTTTATTTTAAAAAATCCAGAAGACTGCGAGGAATGGTTAAAGAAAGCTGCTGAAAACTTTAACAGCCGTGACCTTAACTACATCGCTACGCTTGCTTGGAACCTTGGGCACCTTGAAGATTTTGTTTTCAGTGATGAGGTTCGCAGCAAAGAGTTCTTCAAGTATATGGAAGAGAGTGACCGATATGGATCAGAGCTGCACTAATTCTCGATTGCGGATGTGTGCGGCTGCTATGTCAGCCTTGTTCTGTCCATAATACGGTACGGCGTGGTGAGCCTTGATCATCTCGTCGCAGAGCCATTTGTCAGCTACGCAGAAGTCACCTAGATATCTGCCGTACTTACCCTTCTCTCTAGTCTTTAGAAGGATGTGATCGCTACTCAAGAAGTCTTTGACAAACTTCTTCGAGGCTTTGCCGTATTGTTTTTCTTCCAAATCTCTAGTGCGAGACTCGGGAGCGTCAATACCGTACAAACGAATGCGCTGCTTACGCACACTAATAGACCAACCCAGATCAACATTGACATCAACAGTGTCTCCATCAACGACTCTAACAATCTCACAAACGTAGATATAAGGATCATACATACTCGCCTGACCTGATTATATCTGTAAGCTCTAACGCTCTACCGCCTACCTGTTTTGCCCATCGGCTATCAAGAAACTCAGTGCTAGCCTCATCGTAATTGCCTTCTTCCATCGCGGCTAATGCTCGCTTAAAAAGCCGGAACCTTGTCGCACCCAGATTCAGGAAGATATTGATGATTGCCTCCTGACGAGTTTCATCCAATTGACCAAACCACGGATACTCAGCGCTAAGCTCTTTTATGCATCGAAGGATGTCGTTGGACAGCAGGTATTCTATCTCTTCCATTGCCAGCCCTATGCCGCCCTCTGGATCAATATTTCTACCAACGCCAATCGTCAGCTTACCGCTTGAGCATTTGTAAGCGTGAGTCTCTACGCCTTCGTGGCGCTTTAGTTGTTCGATTAGCTTATCCATCTTATTCACTTCTGAGAGCCTCCATAGAAGAACGCCGCGCAAGTGCCTAATATTCCTGATAATTGTCCCAGCACGAGTGAGATTATGGTTTCATCATTTTGATCGTGAGGCAGAATAGTCACGGTCATTACATAAGCTCCGTACAAAATAAGAGCAAGAATGCAAAAGACTTTAGGCGTAACATCGCTTGCAAACTTAGTCCTAGCATCCTTCCTGTCCTCAACCTCAGTCTTAAATGACTCTAGGTCTATCTCCATTTCTCGAATCTTTGTTTTAAAATCTTGATCTGCTTTTTTTACAAGAACCGCTTTGTCAGGTTCGCGTTCTATTAAATCCTCGATTTCATTAGCAGTTGCAGTTTCAGGCAAGCCTAGTTTAGATGCAGCCATCTTTACAGCCATTCCTGCCATCGGACCGCCTGCAGCACTAGCTATCGTTGGCGCTAGTGATTTAAGCAAGCCGCCTAATTTCATTCGACAGTTTCCACAATAGTGTCAATTGTGTCGCAAACATCAGGAACAATAACGCCAGCCGTGGCAGAAAGCGCTCCTCTGCCCACTGCCCGAACACCTTTGTAAAAGGAAGAGCAGTATATTTCTTTGTTAGCAATAACTTGTTCAACAGATGTGCAGCTTGATAACGTAAAAACAAACAATAAACCGATCAGTCTCATCTCATTTTCTCCAGTTGCTTTCGCGCTTCTTCGTTTATAGGCTTTACCTTCTCTTGAGACTCAAGATACTCTTTTAGCCTTTTCTTGTAATCGCTCATGCTGTGGTCAGCGACTCTATCTTTTATGCCGCCTCTGTCAGCTATTCTGGTGTCTTTACTGGGATTTATGTAGTCTGGGCCTGTATTGCTAAAGTATAGCATTGTTTGTGACTTAGACGGCCCGTAGAGTATGCGTGGCACTCTTGCAACACCGTCGCTGCCGTTGACGCAGGATATCTGATTGTCGAGCTTCATCGGTCTCTTAAAGCCTTTGAAGAAGGTATTCGGCTTACCGAATGTAATGAGATTGATGTTATCGTGCTTGCCGTTCATCTTAGCGGCAGACATCTCTGCCAGCGCACCGCCTAGACTGTGGCCTGTAAACATCGTGCGCTTCTTTGGGTCAATGTGCTTCTTGATCTCTTTCCATATCGAAGCGTGTTGCAGAACGAAACCTGCGTGGCACATCCTTCCGGCATACGGAACCGGGATAGCCGTCAGATCTGTGAGGATATCGTTTAGCTTTTTCTCAGTACCTCGAAAAGCAATAACATCTATGCTTTTGCGCTTGATTACAAAAGCCGTGGCTCCTGTGATCTTGTTTTCTATCTTTATGGCGTCCTTATTCTTCTGGTTGTAAGCCTTCTCTGACCAGCTTGCAGCCATATTTAGTAAAACAGGATCAAGTTTCATTTCTCGGCCTTGTTGTCTAGTTTCTTAAAAATAGCGCCTAGTGTTTCTTTGATCTCGCGTATATCTTCACGGTAATCATCTTTGGCAACGTACTTTTCAGGAATTTGCTTCATATCAGCGTCGATTCTATCAAGCAAGACAAAGACACGATTTACTAGCCAACCGCCACCAAAGCTAATGATTGCTAAAAATACGTTAAATCCAGTTTGAAATTCCATTTACTCTTCCACGTTTAACGGGTTATCCAGTATGCGCTGGATACGTTCCTCAAGGTCATCACGCATAGCTCTTAGCTCATTATCTACATCTCTAAGACTATCGTTTACACGCTCTTCTAAAGCGTACACATCATCTCTAAGCTCTCTAGTAGCGAGGACAACAGAATCATCAGTGCCTCTTGCAATCCGCTCTGTGGCGTCTATATCGACTTGCAGGCGGTCTATGTTATTCATCAACTCGACTATATCCTGATCTAAAGCTCGTTCCACGGCTGTTATTAAGACTTCAGCAGCATCTAATTTAGTGCTTAGTACAGCCAACTCTTCGTCATACGAGCTAAAGTCAGGTGAGACGTAGGCAGTTACTGCTTCTTCGGCATCCAACAAACGCTGATACAACTCGAAGCCTCCCCACATCGCTGCGCCAATACTACCTAAAAACGGTATAATTAGCAGTAACTTACCGCCAGATACCTTTACCTCGCCAAACTCTACCTCTGCCATTGCAGGTCCACCAAATCGTTGTAGCCTTGATTACCCGTCACACGCAATATACCCACTGGATTTGCCCGAATATTATTTGCTGGATAAGGTTGCGTGGACGAGTAAAACTGTTGCCTATCTGCAAGATTGGCATTTTCGTACTGAGAAAAAGCTGGGTTGTTAGAAATTAAAAAAACGGCAAGGCTTTGATCTGTAAAGCCGCCCGTATCGCTTAGGTCTTCCAGCTGGTTTTCTAAACTTTGCTGAACGTCAGCCTGAGTCATAGTCTGTATCTGCGTTTCCGCACGTTGAACAGTACGCTGCTCCTGTTGGCTTGGAGTCGCAACGTCAAACCGACTGAAATCCGGTAACTGAGCAGAGAGAAACTGTCCTACGCTCTGTCCCGTGGCAATTGCATCATTAAAGTCGCTCTCAAACTGCATTTGCGCTGGCGGCGCTAGGTCTTTTTGGGTTAGCCCATTGACTTCCTGTTGCTCTGATTGAGTGTTAGTCACTTGAGCCACCTGATCATAAACAATGGCCTGATCTGCTATCTGCTCAGTAGGTATCGTCATATTCTGTTGCGAGCTAAATGACTGCGGCTGGTAAGACTGTCCGGTCAAACTTAACGCAAGCCCAACAACATCAACTGCGGGTTTAATTACGACACTTACCTTTTCTGCAACTGGCTCTGCACGAACCTCTGCTACCACCTCAACAGGTGTTGTCTCTCTTTCTTCGACAGGCTCTGTTTCTCGCATTGGCTCGGCCCTAATTACTACTGGCTCTGATCGCGGCTCTCTGACAACTTGCACAGTTTCTTGCACTATCACTTCGGCTTGCATAGGTCTAGATTCTTGCGGCTCATCTTGCCGTACTGGTGCAGCTTCTTGCTCCTGCCTTTGCGGCTCTCCGGTAGGCACTTGCTGCTCCTGTGGTGCCTCTTGATACACTTGCTGACTTTCAAGCTGAGCTAGTATTGCCGGTCTGCCCGTAGCGTCTGGCTGATCGAGATACAGAAAGTCTGACGGATCATCTCCAAATACAGTGTTTGTCATTTGCTGTGAAAACGTAGGAGGAGCTGATTCTTGACCACCACCACCTTGTGGTTGGTTCAATGTGCTGGCCTGCCCAACTAGTCCAAAAACATCACCGTAGTTGTTAGTTGCAAGATCACCGCCATAGTTAGATATAAGCTGACCTGTAGCGTTTGGGTTCATCGTAAACTTGTCACCGTAAAACTGTTGCGTATGCCAAAACGGGTCAGCAGCAGTGTCTCCTGTCCAGCCGATAAAAGCTTGATGGCTGTCAATCGCAACGTCTTGATACAGGTACTCATACCCGCCGGTCTTATCTATGTTCAACTGAAACGTATTAACAGAATTAGGCCGGTTGTATTCAGTGACTTTGTACCAGAGAAACTTAGACTCAGTTTCGTTGGTCGAGTAGTAATATCCATCACCGTCTCTGGTATTTGTATCATCAAGATCAGTCCATAGCGGAGCAAGCATATAGCTAAACTGCCCAACTTTTGCATCTAAGTAGTTAGGTGTACCCGCTCCAAAGTTGTATCCGTCACAGCAGTGACCGTATGTTGGACTTGTCTGAACGCCTAGATTGTTTTGATTTGTAGGTGACCATAGCAAAACAAATCCGTTAGTAGACATCCAAGCGTCTGTAAATACTTTGCCTAAATACGGAAAGTCATGACCGAGCTGAACGTGATAGGCAGAATCGTCTACACCGTTCATAACTTGCGTCATGCCAGCAGGATCGAGATCAGCATAAGCAATCGCCGGAAACAGGATAAGTAACGTCAGACGTTTCAACGGACTCTCCTGTCAGGCTCTGGGATTCGATCAGGGTTAG